TGAAAACATTATGACTAGCGCTTGCGCGCTTCCGAACTCGGTTGCACCTAAGTGCACATCTGTTAAACAGATACGAATTAAACCTCAACTGGATATACATAATCCGGCTGGTGCTCAAGACATTTTTATGCGCGGTGTAAACCACGCTTTAAGTGTTATAAGAAAAAGACATAATTTGAAAATCAAGATATCTACACTGGACGATTATAAAGAGCTTGTTAAAGCAATTTTAATCTTTCTAAGCGGAGGTAAACTTGAGAGACAAGCGTGTCTTACGAAAAAGAGTCAAACAATTTTGTATAGTCGACTCAACGGAAAGAAGAAAACTCGCAAACTTACGATGATACAAGATATCATGCAATGTAAGAGAGGTTTCCCAGAGTTACCCCAAAGCTTGAAACAAAAGGCCTTGGAGAAACACCGAGAAACTATTCTTCTTCCTGTTGATCCGATATCAGCAAGCTGTATGAACCATATTTTGGAGGTCTCGAGGAATTTATTCAAAAGAGACTTCGGTAAATATGTTATGACGGCTCCTGATAGAGGAATCGGTACTAGAGCTTGTTTGATCTCTGGTCAGGACACTACTGTACGAGATGGATTTAATGTTTATAGAAGACAAGCATTTTTGTCTCAGAAGGTTACTTCTGAGAACAAAGTGTTCTCCCTTAAAACATTGGCAGTTAATGCCCTTCGGGACGTTACATTGCCAGCTAAAGTATTCAAGAATATATATCTTCCCAATTTTGAGAAAACATGTATTAAAGAAACTATTAGTTATCCTCTCAACAAAGTCACTGCTATCAACTTTGGTCCAGAATCCGCTATTTTCAAAGGCAGTATGGATGAAGGATCAGCCAAACTTATCAGTTATCAGTTTGTTCAGGATGAACGAACTCAAAACGTGAGAGCTGTAGCCATTCCTGATAAGGGTAAATTCCGTATCATAACAAAAGGTCATCCGGGTGCCCGCATCTGTAAGAATATACAGAAAGACATGTGGTTGACTCTCTTTAAAAGACGAGAATTTAAGCTTATCGGCAAAGTTGTCGAAGTTGAAGATGTCAAATGGCTCCTAGACGATCCAGATGGTTGTAGCAATCATTACTGGATATCTGGAGACTATGACGCGGCCACGGATGGAATACCATTTCCTGTGACTAAAAGTGCCATTGCTGGTTACTTAAACTCGCGTGAAATGGACGATAATTTAAGACTTTCAGTTCTTAAAGAATTGTTACCAAAGGTTGTTCACTACAGTAAGAAGTCTGGTCTTGAACCGGCCTTCCAACAGCGTGGACAACTTATGGGCTCCATCCTTAGCTTTCCACTTTTGTGCGTAATAAATTTCGCTGCATTCAGAGCCACCTTCCCAAAAAGAAGATGTCTCATCAATGGAGATGATATTTTATTTCGTGCGACAAAAGATGAGTTTTCAACTTGGAAATCTCAATTGAAGAACTATGGTTTAACTTTGAATGAATCAAAGACTATTGTCCACAAGGATATAGCCAATATTAATTCACAAGGTTTCCATGCTGTCAAAGGAGATATAGTAAAAGTGCCCGGTTTTCCATTTTCTATCCTTTCCGAATCCGATCCAGAAATGGTTCGATACTGTCTTAACTTAGTTGAAGTAAATTCAAATAAAGGAAAGGCATTTCAAGCCGCTAAGAACGTTATAAAGAGATATTTTCACTTCAATAAGGGTGATAATAGACCTTTGTTCGTTTCTAGAGAATTGGGTGGAATGGGTGGATTCAATGGAGATCCCACAACCAGAAAGGAGAAAGCTGCTTCCGCGGTTTATCGTAACCTCTTATCTAAAGGTCGTGATGAATCGTTTATTCAACCTAAGATATGGGCAAGGCCCATTAAGACATCTTTATTGAATAACTTCGACGATGAAGTCGAAAGAAGCAGCTTTCCCGCTTACCGGAAGGAAGATGTACCCGGTCTTATAAGAGCAGCC